TCCAATTATAGTATAAAACATAACAACCAATTAATTAACCATGGGTGGAGGTCTCATGCAGCTCGTTGCCTACGGCGCCCAGGATATCTATCTAACTGGTCAGCCCCAGATTACTTTCTTTAAGAGTGTCTACCGTCGTCACACCAATTTTGCAATGGAGTCTATCGAACAGACTATCAACGGCCAGATTGGTTCGGGTAAGAGAGTAACTGTTACTCTCGCTCGTAACGGTGACCTTGTAACAGATGTTCATCTTGATTTCGACCCAACAACAATCACATTAACCCCTCTCACAGCTAGATCGGGTCTTTATGCTTATTTCCACATGCTTGCCAACGCTGAGCTAGAGATTGGTGGTCAGCTCATTGATCGTATCTACCCCGATTGGATGAAGATCTGGTCGTCCCTCACAATGGGCAAGTCTGCCAATACAACAACAGCGGCAGTTCTTGAGTCTGATACTCTTGAGGCTACTATGCTTGGTCTTGGTGCCGGTCTCTCTTCGGCTGCTAGCAGAGGTCGTGCCCAGCTTCCCCTTCTCTTCTACTTCTGGCACAACCCTGGTCTTGCCATTCCCCTTATCGCCCTCCAGTATCACGAGGTCAAGATTGTCCTTGAACTTGCCGGTTCTCGTACAGCAGTAATTGCTACTGATGGTACAACCGGTTCGGTAGATATGTTCGCTAAGTTCGTTGATAGCAATGACCTCAAGGTTTACGCCGATTATGTATACCTTGACACAACTGAGCGTCGTAAGTTCGCTCAGAATGCCCACGAGTACCTTATTACTCAGCACCAGCAGGTATCGCAGACTGTTGACCCCACCCTTGATAATCTTGAGATTAATCTTAACTTTAATCACCCCGTCAAGTACCTCACTTGGCAGGTTGCCAACCTTTCGTACTATTCGTACGGAGGTGGTAATAGCTCGATTAATGGTGCTTTCTATGATGCATCGACTCCTTATGATACTGCTAAGGTTGTCCTTAATGGTACCGACCGTTTTGCGGAGCAGAAGCAGACTTACTTCAACTCTCACCAGGTCTACCGTCACTGGCCAACTAGCGATTGGTGGCACATGACTTCGGCCCTTCAGGCTGTTGATTTTACTACAGGTAATATTCCTACTGCCCCTGCTGTGTACTCCTTCGCCCTTCGCCCAGCTGAGCACCAGCCATCGGGTACCTGTAACTTCTCTCGTATTGACAATGCCCAGCTCTTCTTAACAGGTGTTCAGACTGATACCGTTGAGAACGCCCCTGTGGGTTATGAGCTTCGTGTCAATGCTGAGAATTACAACGTTCTCCGTATTATGAGTGGTATGGGTGGTCTTGCCTACTCGAATTAAACTGTTTATTTTATTATTTTTAATTTCAAGGTTTTAGAGTACCCTAGAATATCAATACAAGGTTAAGGATTTTCCAAAAAAAATAACAATTATCTAGGTTTTCCTTTTAAATATAATTAAGAAGTTCCAACTTCCAAAATTATGTTTAAAATAATTATTTGCGTTTTCAAAAAAATTTTTTTCTCCAATTATAGTATAAAACATAACAACCAATTAATTAACCATGGGTGGAGGTCTCATGCAGCTCGTTGCCTACGGCGCCCAGGATATCTACTTAACTGGACAGCCCCAGATTACTTTCTTTAAGAGTGTCTACCGTCGTCACACTAACTTCTCAATGGAGTCTATTGTACAGACCATCCAGGGAACTGTTGGAGCCGGTAAGAGAGTAGGAGTTACTGTCGCTCGTAATGGTGATCTTATTCTAGGTGTTACTGCTGAGGTAACACCAAATACAACTACATCTAACTTTACAGGCTTCGAGGGTAATTTAATGTCTCTTTTCAACCGCGCTGAACTTGAGATTGGTGGTCAGCTCATTGACCGTCTCTACTCTGATTGGATGGCTGCATGGGCTTCGCTCTCGCAGCGTCATTCGGATACTGATCCTTTTGCTATGATTCAGAACCCCACATATTCCCCCGCCGGTGGTAAGGTGTTTATTCCCCTCCCCTTCTTCTTCCATCAAAACCCAGGTCTCGCCATCCCCCTTGTAGCCCTTCAGTACCACGAAGTCAAGTTCAATCTTGAACTCGTTGATGATGCTGCTACTGCTGCCACTGCGACCAAGCGTTACAGCTGGCTCGTTGATGCCACCGCCAATGATCTTAAGGTTTACGTTGATTACGCTTATCTTGATACAACTGAACGCCGTAAGTTCGCTCAGAATGCCCACGAGTACCTCATTACTCAGCACCAACAGCAAGTACAAACTGTACCATCGTCTGGTGGTGTAGCATCTAATGTTGACATGCAGCTTCGTTTTAACCACCCCGTCAAGTTCCTCTGCTGGCAGCTTCAGGATCTTGTCAACACTGGTGGTGCTCAAGACAAGGCCGCTGGTGAGTTCTTCCAGCGTACACTAAATTACGGCACTGCCAAGCTTACCCTTAATGGTCACGATCGTTTCACTGCTCGTAGAGAGACTTATTTCATGAACAAGCAGTTCCTTGATAGCTGGTCTGGTCAGATCCATCCTAACTCGTATGCTCGTGATTGGTCGGTGTATTCCTTCTCTCTCAACCCCGCTGAGCATCAGCCATCGGGTACCTGTAACTTCTCCCGTATTGACAATGCCCAGCTTAAACTTACTGGTGTTGCTACAACTGTTTCGACCCCTCTCCGTGTTCATGCTGAGAACTACAACGTTCTCCGTATTATGAGTGGTATGGGTGGTCTTGCCTACTCTAACTAATCGTACCGTATTATTTTTAATTTCAAGGTTTTAGAGTACCCTAGAATACTAATACAAGGTTAAAAGTTCTTAAATTATTTAAAAAAGTTCTAGGTTTTACTATTAATATTAAAATGTTAAATCTAATTAAAAAAACATCTTAGTATTAATAATAAAGGACAGATATGAGTAGTGGATATCTTCAACTTGCTACTAAAGGTGCACAAGATGTTTATCTTACAGATAACCCACAAATTACATTTTTTAAAAGTGTCTATCGCAGACATATTCCATTTTCAAGGGATACCCGTCCTCTTCGTAAAATAGGAGAGGCTGGACCTGGAAAGGAAATTGTTGTAGAAATTGATAATATTGGAGATCTTCTAAGTGGTGTATATATCCAACTTAAAATCCCTACCCTTAACCCAGATACCGCCGATTTTATTAATTATTGCAAGGCATATTCATTTATAGAATCAGCACAATGTTATATAGGTGACCAATTAATTGATTCTATTACACCTGAAATCCACCAAGCTAGAAGTTTTTATAAAGGTAAAGTAGGACAGTCAAATGATAATTCCCCCACATATGATTTTGGAGATCCTCTCATCCTCATGATGGGAGGATACTATGAGTATAATAAAACTCTATGGATTCCCCTTCAATTTTGGTTTTCGGAATCCCTTGGACAGGCATTCCCCCTTATAGCCCTCCAATACAAAAAATTATCTATCCGTATTAAGTTTGCTGCACAAAATGTAACCGAAAGTACTATCCAACCAATAGACGAACTCTTCTACACAAATAATGACGTTGAAGTGTGGGGTAATTTTATATACCTAGATCCCGACCAAAAGAAAAAATATGCAGAAAAAGAACACCAATACCTCATAAATCAACACCAAAGAATGGTAGTTACAGATGAATTTACAAATGGTCAAGACTATAAGATACGCCTTAATTTCTTACACCCATGCAGTTACATAGCATGGTGCCTACTAGGAGCGGGAAATAAAAATCTACCCACCACCAATGAAGGAACTGATAGCAACTTTGGATTTTCTAAAGCCAATTTTATGGTAGATGGTAAACCTATAGTAGATGATAAATCTATTGGTTATTACCACTACTATCAAGTTTATAACAATTTTGGAACCCTCGTAAATCCTCTACCAACTTTTATTTATGGTTTTACATTAAACGGTAGTGATTCAGTACAACCTGCTGGAACTTTAAATTTTTCTAGAATAAATAACGCCCATCTAATTGTAACACCAACTGTAACAGGAGCTAGAACTATCGTTGTATGGGCTGAAAATTATAATGTACTAAGGATCGCTAGTGGACAAGCAGGGATCGCCTATGTCAATTAAATGTGAATTAATACCATCTTCACAAGATTCTAAACTATTCTTTTTTTTAATAGTTGTCCTAGATATTGCAAACTGACACAACGTATCTAAGACAACTTTTATAAATAAAAAATCAATTTGAGTAAATGAAAAGTAAATAATGAAAATACCCCTAAGGCTACTGTAAAATTCGTATCCAGTAGATATCATTATAGTTTCTCTAAATCCACCACTTAATTTAATAGTCTTTTTATCCATAACTTCATTTGTTATCCAAGGATATATTATCAATCCACCTGTAGTGTTTATAATTGTGTCTATAATTAACCAACACACAAAACATATATATTTTCCCCATGTATCTATGGTAAAATTCAAAAATTTTAAATTATCATTGGGACCTAATGAAAAAGATAGTAAAGTATTAGAATGAAAATTACCCTCAATAACAAGAAAAAATATACTTAATATTTGCCAACCACCTAAACATAAAAGCCATTTTGTTTGAGATAACATCTTTAACAAACCCCCTTTAATTAGAATTAGTATGGATTTTTAAGTTATTTAAAAATCTAAGGTAATTATAAAAAAAGACCTAACTATGTCTGGTATATCTCTAATCCAATATAGAGGTGCCCAAGATGCATATTTAAGTGAACCAATTACAGGAGACAACCCTTTTACACATACTTGGTTTCGTCATACTAATTTTTCTCAACATCAAAAAAGATTAACTCCTAATGTACCCATCAAAAAACAAAATATACCAAAAAAGTACCGTTTTTTAGTTGAAAAAAATGGAGATCTATTAAAAGAATTATATCTAAAAATTAAATTAGATTTTAATGAAAGTCGTCTTAAGTTAGATACAACAGTCGCAGGTGCTAATCCGAGAACCAATACAGTATCAGATGGACTATGGAGATTACAATTATATCAAATTATGGAATCTGCACGACTCTACATTGGAGGACAGGAAATTGAAGAAATTTATCCAGAATGGATTATCTTTTATTATAGTCAAATTGCTTCGGATAAGTTTAATGCCGTAGATGATGCAACTAATCCATTATATAATACAGACGGTATAATGCACCTCCCACTTCCATTCTGGTTTACTAGAAATGCTGGAACAAGTATTCCACTCATCGCTCTAAAAAACAGTAAAGTAGAAATTGAAATTACACTTAGAGATCATACTACTTTCAATAAAAGTGTGTGGATTTCCCAGCCACCCCTCTCCGGATATTCCTATGTTACACCAGTATACAATCCATATGAATCAGTAGTGCTAGACCTTGGTTTAGGAGATAACACATACGAAGTCAATATGTATGCAGAATACATCCTCCTAGATTCTGCAGAAAGAAGAAGATTTCAAGAACAAGCACAAGAATACCTCATTACACAGGTACAAAGAAGAATTATCTACCCAAAAAATAAAGAAGGACAACAATCCATCGCGAGAGGAGACACCTTCACAACAGGGAAATTTAATCTAAATCATCCTTGTAAATACATAATGTGGTACTACTTATCAAACTTCTCACAAAGTAATGGAACTGCTGATGTTTCTCTCAATCAAACTCCCTGGACAGGACTCGGAGGACAAATTCCAAATACTATTAAAGTTATGATAAATGGAAAAGATCTAGTACCAGAACGTACAGAGGGGTGGTGGAGACTCTACAAAGCATGGGAACTTAAACAATTAGTAAGTTACATTCCCTTTTATTACTATTCATGGTCCTCCAGCCCATCAAAATTTCAACCAACAGGACAACTAAATATGTCTAGAATTAAAGACCTAGAAATTATAACCAAAAGAATTGATAGAAACTCAGGTTCACTAGGATGCTGGGTACCCTTTGGACCATACTTTATAACAACCTACGGTAATCTTAATGACCTTCGCCAAGTAGTAATGGCGGAAAATTACAATATTCTTAGAATCGATAGCGGCCAAGCAGGGGTAGCGTTTCTAGCCTAAAAAAAGGATACATTCTATCGGAACTTACAAACAAAAAAAATAATAATTACAATAAAAAAAAAATATAAGTATATAACAACACTATGATTAAACTCTTACACTGGGTTCTTATTGGTGTTATTATATATATATTATTTTGCAATAATACTAAAAGTACCTTTTTGAATTTTAAACAACCACCTAGTATTCTAAATGATTATTTTGACCAGATCGTGTGTATTACTATCCCAAAGAGAAGGAAACATATGGAGAAAATGATGCGGAGATACAACATCAAAGCAGACATATTCCCAGCATACTTAAAGGATAACATGGATAAACAAAAATTAATAGATGAAGGTTTTATAACACCAGATTGTACATTAAATAATGGAAGAATATGTTGTCATTATAGTCACATGCAAGTTCTTAAAAACTTTTTAGATGACCCTCATTCTAAAAATATTCTTGTTTTTGAGGATGATATGGATCAAAAATACAGTGGATCTGAACAACTAAATAACATAATTAAACCATATTTAGAAAATGTTCCCTATGGATGGAACTATTTGAATTTAAGTGGTAGTTATGAAGATTGCGATAAAACAAGGCCAACGGATTCACCTTATTGGAGAAATGCATATAGTATTCTCCATAGAAATGCTATTGCATTTGATAAAAATGGAGCTAGAACTGTGTATAATATGTGCAGACCAATGAAAGATAAACCTGGTGATGTTTTAATTTCCGAGTTAATAAAAAATAATTATTTAGGTAATAGTTATTATACTACAAAACAACTATTTAGACAAGATAGAGAGAATTGGGGTACTAATTTGGGCAATTCAGAGCCTAAACAACCTATATGCGATCCTAGAAAAAAACATAAATAAAAAATATTATAATAAAGTAAACATAATGAAATTTGTAGTATTATTTATTATAATATTTATACTAATAAACAAATTAGTTAAACTATGCACAAAAAATAATATTAAATCTACATTTGGTTCTGATATAGTAATACCAAAAGTAATTAATAAAATTTTTATACAACATTCTGGTGATCTAACAAATTCATTTGAAACACCCAGACTAAAAGAAGTCCATAATGAATGGATACGAATGAATCCTGGATACAAAATAAAATATTGGAGTCTAAATGATTGCAGAAATTTTTTAAATACTAAAT